ACGGCTAAGGGCTTCGTCGAAACGTTGCCGCAGGAGATCTCTAGGCTCTTCATTCTCGGCAAGTTCACGATTGTGAAGAACGGCGACAGCCAGAGCATGATGAAAGCTCTCTCCAGAGATACTAAAAAGACTGGAGACGGGCTCAACCCTTCGTGCGCGATCATTGACGAAGCGAGTCAGATCGTAGACAGGAATGCGATTGAGGTCTTGCATTCGGGGATGGTATCTCGACTTAATCCTCTTCGGCTATACATAACCACTGCTAGCTTTACAAGAGACACAAAGTTCTTTGAGGATTTTCAGGTGATGGAGCATATCCTCCATCAGGATGTTCCTGACAATCCTCGATGGTTTGGGCTTCTTTATTCGCTTGATGCTGGCGACGATTGGCGAGACCCGACGGTCTGGCATAAAGCCAATCCGATGCACAATATATCGGTTTCACACGATGCGATTGCCGCTCGATGCGAGGAAGCCAAGATCAAGCCGGCAGCGCTCAACGAGTTTCTCTGCAAGACATTAAACGTCTACGTTTCAGCCGAAACCGCGTGGGTAGATCGGTCGCATTGGGATGAAGCTGTGGGTCTTACAGATCGTGAGCCCGAGGCTGTGTTTATTGGTTTTGACTTGGCAGCAACACGAGATCTAAACGCGGTTTGTACGCTTAAGCGTTATGCCGAGGATGACTACGAAGCCGAATGGAAGTTCTTTCTTCCCGAGGATGGGTTTGATTTATTGCCAGCGCATTACCAGGATATTTTCCGACAGGCTATTAATTCGGGCATTTTGCATCTGACCGAAGGCAATGTTATGGACGACCGCGAGATTTCGGAGTATATTCTGGGACAAAGCCAGAAATACGACGTACGCGAGGTCGGTTATGACGCGTACAATGCAGCCGCACTAGTGGCTAGATTATACGAATCTGGAATGCCGGTTAAAAAAGTTGGGCAGGGCATGGCGGTACTTTCCAACCCTTCCAAACATGTAGAACGGCTTATTCTAGGCCATAAAATCAAACACGATGGCAACCCGTTTTTAGGCCACCAATTGGGAAACTGCGAAGTGTTTGTGGATGTGCAGGGCAACATTAAGGTCAAGAAGGCCGGAGTTGACCGCCATGCGAAGGTCGACGGGATCGTTGCCCTCATAATCGCCATGCACTGTAGCTTAGACAATCCGATGCCGTCTGAATCGTACGGATTCAGGGTCTTTTAGGGCTAAAAATGGGCATATTCGACAGATTCCGCAAGAAACCAACCCAAAATGAGTCGAATTCGTTGTTCGGCAACACTGTTTTGGGTAACAACGTCATGCTCCGAGGTAAGGGGCAAGGCTACGGATCGAATCAACTTCTGTATGTAACCACCTCGGCTGTCAATGAGGCTGGACGTTCGCTCGACATTACAACGCTTGCTAGAAACTCGACAGTCATGGCTTGCGTCGGAACTAAGGCTAGAGCGCTTGCGCAACTGCCTGTAAAGATCATGTCGCGGCAAGCTGATGGCACTTTAGTCGATACGCAAACGGAACCTGGGGTTCCAGAGCGGGAAAAGAATCGCGCAAAGTCGATTCTTAACTTGCTTGCTCAGCCTAATAACTTCCAGAGTCAATACGAGTTCTGGTATCAGTTCACGATGTGGCATGAGCTGGCCGGCGAGACTTTCGTATTACTCTGGAGAAAGAACGAAGCCGATCCTCAGCAGGTTCCGCTTGAAGTCTATGTTCTCGACTCGACCTTAATTGTCCCGCGTATATCTGAGACGAGATATCCGTTTTATACGCTTACAAGCTCTTCTTACGGATTCAACAAGGATGAACCGCTGCAATACTTCCAGGTTATGCACGTTAAAAGCGAGCCTTGGCAAGGTTCTTCGTCTTTCAACCGCTTGCAAGCTGTCGAGCTGATTTCGCTGGATCAAGACATAGATTTATATAGCAATTTTATTATGTTGAATGGAGCAAAGCCTTCTGGCTTGTTCCGTACCGAGCAAGTCATACCCGATTCAAAGTTCAAAGAGATTGCAGCGCGGCTAAAAGAAGCATGGACAAACATGCTAAACAGCCAGCCCTCAGACTTGAGTAAGCCTGGGCAGTCAATGTTATTAGACCAAGGTATGATGTACGAAAGTATTAAGCCTTTAACGCTGCAAGACGTAGACGCACGAGAGCTGAAGAAACAAACGATGGCGCGGATTGCTGGCTTATTCGGCGTTCCTCCGGCGATGATCGGCGTGGGTGAGTCCAAGTTTAACAACACGCAGACCATGCTTGATGAGTTCTACAAGTCAACAATGATGCCGTTCATCACGAACATTGAGCAGAAGCTAAAGACAAGCCTTCTTGGTGGCTATCCAAATCTTTATGTGCAGTTTCAGACTCAGGATTTCCTGAAAGGTGCTCCGCTGGATCAGATGAACTATGTTGTGGCGGGGGTTAAGAATGGCATTCTCACGCCCAACGAAGCTAGAGACTATCTTGGGCTTGATAGCGTGGATGATGGTGATTCTCTGCTTGCTGCCGGTGGCGTTGATAAGCCTATTCCCGGCTCTTCGCCGCAGGATACTGGCGGTGGCGGCAATCTTAAGGTCGTAGGCAAGACCGGGCGAGCTGGCAATGCTTAAGGATGTTCTTCAGCGTCTTAAAAATGAAGCGGCAAAGCGTAAACCGCCGCCGAAGCAGGTTGATGGCAAACGACAGGAAAAAGAGCGGGTAAATGAGCGGAAAAGTTAAAGTAGTTATTGGCGCTCCCTGCTCAGGCAAAAGCACTTATATAAAGAAAGTGCGTGGACCGGATGATGTAGTTGTCGATTTTGATTCGTTAGCTAAAGCGCTTGGTTCGATGGTTAGCCATAGATCAACCGGCGACATAAGAGAAGTGGCTTTTGCTGTAAGAGAGGCTGCAATACGAAGAATATTTCAAGGCTTAAAATCGGATGCTTATATTATCGACACAAGCCCTAAACAAGAAAACATTGCGCTTTACAGAAACCGACGCGTTGAGTTTGTTTTAATTGATCCAGGTTTGGAGGTTTGCTTAGAAAGAGCGCGTGAGAGGTCTAAAGGGACGGTTGAGAAAATTATGCAGTGGTATCAATCGCCGCCAGCAGTCATACAGGAAATGAATTTGATGCCAGCAAATGTAGACGATGTAATGCTCCATTCGGCGCAGCGAATACTAGAAAGAAGCTCGGTCGGTTCACCATTTAGGTTTATGTGAGGTAACTATGAAACATGTTCAATTCTTCACCGAGGCAAAAGTTGAGCTTGGCCGTATGGCTGATGAGGCAACCGGCGAACCCACCGGCGAGATCGAGGCGACTTTGACAACCTGGGGCGCAAGAGAAGGCGCAGACGGGCGCAGATTCTTTTACACGCCAGCAGCTTTTGAGATGTGGCACGAAGGTTGGATGGAAGCCGGCAGGCCGTTGCCGATGTACTTCCAGCACAGCTCAGACATGATGCCCGTGGGCGAGTGGTCAAAGTTCGATATTACCGACGAAGGCATGACCGGAACCGGGAAACTTTTCCTGAATACCACGGCAGGGTCAGATCTGTACACGATCATGAAGGAATCGCCGCGTATGGTTGGCGGTGTTTCTGTCGGCGCTTATGCTGACGAATACCAAATGGTTGATGAGAACGGCGAGCCTACAGATGACCCTGATAGCTTCTTTCAGATTATGAAGGGTGGATTAGCTGAGGTTTCGATTGTGATGAACCCTAACAATCCTAAAGCTGAGATCTCAAGACTTGAATATTGGATGGACAACAAACCCAATCCAAGAGTAATCGAGAAGGCACTGCGTGATGCAGGGCTTTCAAGAAAGGATGCAACCGCTGCATCTGCTTTGCTGAAACAGATTATTGAACAGCGTGACGCTGAATCTGCCAAGCAACCCGCCAATCTGGGTGAGCCAGACGCAGCGGTGAAACTGCTGGAAGCGCTCCAATACCGTGAGCTGCTAAAGGCAATCGCAACCCGATAAAGGAAATCATCATGCTTGAAAAAGTCATTGAAAAACTAGATGCAATCGAAGCATCTAACGCTGCAAAACTTGCCGAAACCGCTGAGGCTGTTAAGACTCAAGTTACCGAAGCTGTTCAGGCAGTCAAAGCAGAAACCGAGCAAAAACTTGCCGCTCTTGAGGCAAAAATTGCCGCTCCTTCGATCATTCGCCCCATCCACAAGACTGTTCGTGGTGAGGCAAACCGTCGCTTCCGCGATGTGCTTAAAGAGTACATGAAGGGTGGCAATCAGGTTGAGCGCGAAGTAAAGATCTTTGAATCGGTCGATCAGTTCGACGGGTATATCAAAGAAGCATCTGCGCTTACCGGTTCTGGTTACGACGTTGGTGGCCGTACCGCTTACGATCCCGTGTTTGCCGCTAAGCGTCTTGGCAATCCGATGATGGATCTTTCCCGCATCGTTGCAACTGATGGTTCTGCTTATCAGTTCCGCGTAAAGACCGGCAACGCCGGCGCTCAGTGGGGCTATACGGTGCAAAACAACGGCGCATCCACGACTGAAGCAACGTCGATTTGGCAGGTGATCCTCAAAGACTTAAACGCACAGTTCCCAATCCGTACTGCTGCGCTTGACGATATTGATGGTCTTGAGCCCAACGTTGTTGACGACATGCTGATGGAATTCCAGCAGGCAATGGCAACCTCGATGATCCAGAACAACGATCAATCGGGAACCGGAACCTCGGTATCCACTGGCGGCGCTGATGGTTTGCGAGGCCTGGATCAATATGGCGGCGCAAATGCAACCTACACGGGCGGTACAGTTTCCACGGCTTCTTTCGGAACCTCGGGAACCGCAACCACGAACGGTCTGCATAACCTTGCAACGTACGATCAGCTCACCACTAACGCAAACACTGTCGGTGCAAATAACATCGTCTATAAAGACGTTGTTAACTTCATCTACAGCTTGCCGCAGCAATACTGGACCCCGACCGCTCGCTTCATGATTAACCCAATCTTGTTGCAGGGCATCCGTGGTTTGGTTGACGATCAGAAGCGTCCGATCTACATCGACGGCCTGAGCCGTGACGATGGCATCGTTGGTAAGCTGCTTGGCTTTGACGTTGTAGTTAATAAGTACGTTGACAATCCTTCTCAGCCCACAACGGGCGCGGCAGGTACAACGTCTTACTACCCAATGTACTTTGCTGACTTCCAGCAGTTCCACACCATCGTTATGCGTCTAAGCATGGTTCTGCGTCGCTACGACCAGACTTTGCCTGGAAGCATCACGTTCTACGGCGAGACTCGCGCAGCCACATCTGTGCGCGATCCTAACGCTGGCGTACGTTACCGTTCCACTGGCACTGCGGCTTAATTTAAGAGGGCGAAAGCCCTCTCCCTCTATGGAGAGACTATGAAACAAGTGATTTTAGAAGGGCTTAAGCAGGCTCTCCACGAGGGCAAAGCCACGGTGAACCTCGCTGAAGCCTCAGCCCTTACGGGCTCGGGCTCCGGCGTTGGTGGCCGCGTCTATAACGAAGATGTATTTGCAAGTCTGCGCTATTGGAACCCTTTCCGGGTTTACGCTAACCAGACGATGACCGCAGATTCCGATATTCAGTTTGTTGTTAAGACGGGTAATGCGGCTAACTCTACAAATCCTTGGGGCTACACGGTAAACGCTAATAGCGGATCGCCCAACATTGCTACCAGCATTTGGCAGCTTCCGATGCGCGTTATCAGCGCTCAGATGCCTATTCGCGCAGCGGCGATGGATGACATTAATGGTTTAGATGCAGCTTTGGCCGAAGATCTTGCAATGGAATTTAGCCAGATCGAAGCCGCGTCTATGGCGATCAATGACGATCAGGCAGGATCGACTACGACAAGTACAGGCGCAACTAACGGCTTGCGTGGTCTTAAGATGTACGCAGGAACAGCTGGTTCTACGGCGGCTTATGGCAGCTCAGGAACCGCGATTACAAACGGCATCCATACGCTTAACACGGTTGGCTATACGCATAGCGGCGGAATTGAATGGGAAAGTCTTGTGGACGTTGCTAACGCTCTTCCAGGGCAGTTTTGGAAGATGCCGGGAACGGCTTGGATGATGCACCCCACGGCGATCCAGACGCTTAGGAAATACACGCATGGCGGCAATTCTTACGCACTTGTTGAAGTAGGCGAGGAAGGCGAAGGTCCTGCTGTAAACATCATGGGATGGCCAGTTATTGCCAATCCCTACTTGGATGCTCCCGCTGTCGGCGCTTCTCCGATTTACCTAGCCAACTGGCCTCGGTTTATGTGGATCGTTGACCATTCAGAGATGACGTTGCAACGCATGGAGCAAACGCAGCCTGGGACAATTACGGTGTACGCTGAGAAGCGTTTAGTCTCAACTGTGCGTGATGTAACCGCTGGTGTTCGCTTGATCGGGGCTTAATATGCCAAGCCAGCTACAGGGTAATTTCGGAGCGGGTTCGCGTAACCCGTTCAACTACTCGAAGGTCATTCAGAGTAATCGAGACCCGGTTACGCAATGGCTTACGCTTGACGAAATCACCAACCAGCTCAATTTGTTTGCGGATGAGTCGCAAGACGAGTTTTTGTCGCAGCTTGAGCTAGCAGCGCGGATGGCAATTGAGGATTATTTGGGCGTACCAATCTTCAATGTAACGTATCAGGCTTCTTATCTGATCTCGGGTTTGATGGCTGCTCCGGTCTCGCTAGATCTCCCCGAGGTTTCGCAAAACGGCGTGACGATCAACTGGGTCAAGTATTACAACGACCTGAACCCTCCGGTTCTCACGACGATTGCAAGCTCGCAGTATTACTACGACCCGACGGGAAACAAGTTAGTTCTTTTCGAGGTTCCTAATAACGTCAACACCTACATGACAGCTCCGATGCTTTGCCAGTACACGCTACAAGGCAGCGTCATTGGTCAGTATCCCGTGGTTAAGCAAGCTGGTCTCATGCTTCTCACGCATTTCTACAATAATCGGTCTGCCATTTCTGAGGCTAAGCAGTATCAGCTTCCCTGGGCGATTGACCAGTTGTTAAGACCCTACAAAACTTTGGTGATGTGATGGTTTTACGCGTCGATCAAATCACCATCAACAATCTGACGTTTGGGCTTACCAATCTTGGCGAGCAGACAACGACAGAGACCGCATGGTTTCAGACGCGAGCAAAAACCAAGTCTGTACATAACCGCATTCGAACGCTTGAGAAGTTTCGTCAGTACGACAACATGATTGAGTTCACCGTGAACTACACGCCCAACATGCGTACGATTTCCGATGCTCAAGAGGCTTACAGCATTTCCTTCCGCGATAAGTCTTGGCGGATCGCTGAGGTTTACGAGCATGACGATCGGCAGTGGGTAACGTTTACTTGTTACCGTAACGAACCAACGGTTGCAGTCTGATGGGCCAGAATTCAGCCGTTACTTATGCTCAAGCGATACAGGCGCAGCTAACGACGGTTTGCACACCCACGCCGGTTTATGCTGTGTT